TCTTACTTATACTACCACCATACAATCCCACCTCCACACGTACATACACCTCTCCCTTTACTCGCTTCTCCACATTATATATTCTCATTGCTTGACCATACTTTCTCTTATATTCTTCTATTACTTTTTGTTTAATTATTTCCCTTTCTTTCTTCATATCATAATATTCTATACGAACAGTTGGCAAAAGAGTTTGTTTTATACTTACACACGTTGGCATCCATTTCTTTTGTGGTGGGATATATGAACTCATCTACTACTATATTTAACACAATCTATACTATCAATTTTACGTATTTTATTATTAAAAATTGATGTATATGTAGTATTTGTAGTTAATTAACAAATACAGTCATGAGATTTCTTCGTCTTTCCAATCGTCTTATTAGTCAAGCATTCATCCAATCTGTTCATATTACCCCTGAAAAATATACGATTTATCTACAAGCAACGGGACTAGATGGATTTGTTGCATTTGGTTGTGGATTTATTGCGTCTAATAGTAATATTATTCAGATTGAAAAAGAAAAACATGCTACCGACTATGAAGTTGTTAGTAAATGGATTAATGAAGTACACCTATAATTACTTACATTTATTTATTTTTGATTATATTATGTTATCTATAAATATGAAACCACTGCGATTCATTCATATTTCAAAAACAGGTGGACAAGCCATTGCTACTGTTGTAGGAGAACAAGCAAATCTATATTGGGGAATGTTTGATATCGAATATGGAGCTGGAAAGAAATGTCATTATCTACTATCTAACATACAAAAAAAAGAAATTATACCAAAACACGATTGGTTTATGGTTGTACGAAATCCATACGAACGAATGATTTCTTTATACACTTGGTACAAACAATGGAAAAATATTACCATATCCATCGATGATTTCTTATCAGAGAAATTAACATGGGTTGAAGAAGGTAAATCTAATATCGGTGATCATTTTACTCCACAACATCTATATTTAGAAAAGGAATACAACATCATTGTATTGCGTTTCGAAAGATTAGAAGAAGAATTTAATGAACTTATGATGTCCCGCGGTTATAATATTGTTCTTAATAAAAAAGTAAACGAATCTACTAATAAATGTACGATTCATGATATAAGTAAAGAAATTATTGAACGTATCAATCATGTATACGAAAAAGATTTTACAACATTCGGTTATCAAATGATTTATTGAGCCTGTTGCTTTTCCTTCTTCAACTTACGATATTGACGTTGATATTCTTGTTGATATTCTTTCTTTGTTTTTTCTTTATTCACTACTGTTACTACTTTCTCTTCAACGACTTCATTTACTGGCTCAACAAATGTTTCAGCTTCTTTCGCAAACTCCTCATCGATAATAATTGGCTTCTTTGGAGCAATTTTTGGACCAGTACGCTTCTTCTCTTTTACTTCTTGTATAACAGACTCTACGGGTTCGATCTTAACTGGTTTAAGATCGCATAACATCATTTTTTCACTTTCAAGTTCTGTAATTCTTTCTTTTAGAATTTTAATTTGATTTATATATCCCACTACTTCTTCATGAAGAAGATCGACAATTGGTTTTAATACAAAAATAGAACTGTTATTTGACATTTATACTGTTGTATCGCACCGATTGTTTATGTTCGATATTATTCGTAAAAAATGTACGGTATAATATCGAATAACTAAGTATAGATGTCATCGCCTTCTGGAACAAACTTTGCGACTATTACGGTTGCTGGTGCGTGGCGACAAAAAGATATTGGAACTCCTAAGCGTTATTGTTACTGGGAGCGTCAGACCTATGGTAATGTTGGAGAAAAGAAATGGACTGTGGCTGGTTCAAATGATGGAACTACATGGTATGTTGTTGATCGTCAAGATAATCGTAATACAACTGCTCGAACAGAGTCTGGCACTGTAAATTCAAACTATAGCCAATACAGCTATCGATATTATCGATGGATTGAAGAAGCATTAAATGGACCATGGATCTATATTTTGAATCACATTTTCTATTGGTGGGATGAAAATCATAATATATTAACATACGATAACTCATTTACACAATCTCAAGGAGCAGGTGACGTATTGGCTGGAGACAATTCTAGTATTTTTAGTGTAGCTGGTGGTATTGATTGGCAACATTCTGGAAATTATAATACTAATGGTACATATACAGGTACTACTACTACATTATTATATGATCCAACACAACCTCAAGCTGGACCTCCTTCTCCTCCTACGTCTCTTTCTGCCTCTTCTGGAAATGGAGAAGCTATTATTTCATTTACTCCTGGAAATGACGGCATGAGTTCTATTACCAATTACAATTATTCAATTGATGGAGGTTCTACGTTTACCGCATTTAGTCCTGCGCAAACTTCAAGTCCTGTCACAATTTCAGGCCTTAACAATGGAACATACTATACTATTCAACTTGAAGCAGTAAATGCCAATGGAACAAGTTCTCCTTCTGCCTCTATCAGTGTTACACCCAGTTCCCCTCCTGATGCTCCTACAAGTCTTTCTGCTTCTTATGCTGGAAGTGGAACCGTTTCTATTTCTTTTACTCCAGGATACAATGAAGGTGCCACCATTACCAATTATCAATATTCAATTGATGGAGGTTCTACATTTACCGCATTTAGTCCCGCGCAAACGACCAGTCCTGTCACAATTTCAGGTCTTACTAATGGAAACTATTATATTATTGAATTAAAAGCGGTCAATATTGATGGAGCAGGAACTGCATCTTCATCCGTTGGATATACTGCGTCAGGTACACCTGATGCTCCCACTAATATTACATGGGTAGATAATTATAATGGTAATATTACCGTTTCTTTTACAGCTGGTAGTAATGAAGGTTCTTCTATTACCAATTATCAATATTCTCTAGATGGAGGTTCTACATTTACAGTATTAAGCCCTGCTAATCCATACAGTCCTATTTACATTTCAGGTCTTAGTAATCGAACTAATTATAACTTGGTTCTACAAGCAATTAATGCCAATGGAGCAGGAGCATCATCTACCAATCTTCCTCTGTATTACATGTGCTTCCTTGAAGGTACTAAGATTCTCTGTTATGATCCAGTTTCTCAACAAGAAGTTCAACGTAACATTGAGACCCTTCGTACAGGCGACCTTGTCAAGACCACCATGGATGGCTATAAAGCCATTGATACGATCGGCACTAGCAAGATCTATAACCCTGTCAATTCGATGCGCTCCAAGAATCGTCTCTATCGATATGCTAAAGAAAACCATCCAGAGTTAACGGATGATCTTGTTATTACTGGATGTCATGCAGTTCTTGTAAGTGAATTGTCCGATGAAGAACGTCGTGATTTAGTCGATATCCAAGGTAAAGTGTACGTTACCGAGGATTACTATCGTTTGATTGCCTGCGTCGACAAACGCTCTATCCCTTACGAAAAAGAGGGCTTATTCAACATCTGGCACTTTGCCTTAGAGAACGACAACTACTATTATAATTACGGTGTCTTTGCCAATGGTATGAAAGTAGAAACTGCCTCGAAACGCATGATGAAAGAAATGTCTGGTATGAATCTTTTGTAAGCATTAGTGTTGATTTATTATCATTGTTTTATCTTGTTATAGATAGAACCATGACCTCTCAGTTCAATGGCGAATGGCTACAGTATCAATTACCATCACCTGTCATTGTAAATTACTATCAACTTGCAGCGTATGTTTCGATGCCTGATGCCGAACAACCTTACGCATGGGTTCTTGTTGCTTCTAATGATGGTTCTTCATGGATTACGATCGATACACAAGGAGGTCAAACCGACATCTACTGGGAAAATAAAGGAAGTGGCCCCACTCATTATCGAACCTATACCGTTCAAAATAATACAACTGCCTATCAATACTATCGTCTTATCATTACTTCTACGGACCCACATGCCACTCCTATTGGACAATTAACACTCTATGCCTTCAACTTAATCTCAGGAGGTACAATTGATCAGGCTGGGTTCTTAGTATCCGGTTCAGGTGGCACGGTATATCCTACTGAAACTCTCACATCTCCTTCTCAAAATGGCTATGTGACGAGTCAGTCTGCTAATTGGTACTTCACACAATTCAGTGAACCGCCTGTTTATTATTTTCATGGCCTCTATTTGTTATCCGCTAATCGATCACAAACATTTGGTTCAATCGATCCCAATATTTATACAGGTATCAATTTCTATATTCATTCTGGTACTTCCGCCCCTTACGATTCTGGTTATAATCCAGAATATACTGCGCCTGTTGTTCCTGGCGAATGGCTTCAACTTCAATTACCTTCTCCTATCATTCCCAGTTATTTACAACTTGCAGCCGTTTACCAAAACAACCCATATACAGTTATCCTTCTTGGTTCTTCTGATGGAGCATCATGGACTCCCATCATTTCAGTCACTGATAATCAAGGAAACGGTTATAATGGCACTGCTGAGTATTTGACTGTGAATTGTCAAACATCATCTTCTTATCAATATTTTCGTTTATCCTTTGTTGTTGGTGATTTGACCTATACCAATCCCATTACGATGATTGCTTTCAATCTGATTGTCGGTGGTACCATTGATTCGAATGGATTTCTTGTTGATGGTTCTGGTGGTACCGTTTATCCCACTGAAGTTCTTACTTCCGCTTCTCAAGATGGTTATGCTACCTCTCAATCTTCTGGATTTGATACCTTCTTGGATGAAAATGGTGGTAGCGCAAGTGGATGGTACATTCTTACCAAAAATTCAGCCCATCAATCCTCTGGTTCTCTTGTGAATACTCGAGCTACAATGTCAAACTACAATAATTTGTATGATGATGCTGGATACTATAAAGGTCTCATCTCTTCACCTGTTGTCTATGCGACAACAACCGCAACCTACGTTGCTCCTACACCGATCTGTTTCCTTGAAGGATCCAAGATCCTATGTTATAATTTCAAAACCTATAAAGAAGAATATCAACCGATCGAAACCCTTCGTCGAGGCATGTTTGTCAAAACGATCTTTGATGGATACAAACGGATCGATCTGATCGGTCATAGTAAGATCTACAATCCTGCCAACTCCATGCGTAGTAAACATCGATTGTATCGCTGTCCCACATCGAATTATCCACAATTATCTGAAGATCTGATCGTAACCGGTTGTCATTCGATCTTGGTTCACAATCTTACCGATGAAGAACGCCGAGATGTGATCGAACTTCAAGGTGCAGCCTTTGTTACCGATCGATTATATCGTCTCCCTGCCTGTGTAGATCAGCGTGCGGTTCCTTATGAACAAGAAGGTATCTTCAATATTTGGCATCTTGCCCTAGAACATCCTGATCCCTACATGAACTATGCTATTTTTGCGAATGGTTTGATCGTAGAAACAACAAGTAAACGCATGATGCTGGAACGTTCTGGTATGGATCTCTTATAAATACGCTCTTATTACTATAAAAAAGAAGGACGCCTCTACCTTCTTCTTTTTTAATTTACTTCATCATTTCTCGAACGTCTTCAAGGATATCCTTCAATTTAAGTAGTCTGTGTTCCATCAAAACATTGGAACCATACATCGTGTTTTTTCCTAACCTCATAGGAATCTGTTCATTCAAGAACAACTTGATTTTTTCTTGAACAACAGCAACGAACTGAGGTTTCTTCATCCAATAATCGGGACAAGTCTGAAGGAAGTTGAACAACTCGATGATTGCTACAACATGATTCAGTCCAGTCGTAAGACTACAATCCCATAATAGTACCTTAATTTGCTTTTCATTGTATTTGTCTGAAATGGATTGAGTTTCATTCGAACCTGTCATTTGAAGATTCTCTTGCGGTTTCTTACTATAACTCATATCACGCTGAGAGATAGTAGCGTTCTTGGAGGCCAGTTTGGCTTGGAAGCGGGTGTTGTAACGGTGCGCAGGCATGGAAACGGAGTCTGATTTCTTAACATGTAAAACATTCCACTCAAATTTTTTTAAAGGTCCATGCTTAAAAAAGAACGCCACCTTTTTTCTCCTTTTTATTTGTTTTTCTGTATACCTGATTGCGCACGTTGTTTACCACCATTGATTGAACAATTCTTGAAGCTCTTCTAGTGTTATCTGTAGCTCATAGAGCGCCTTTTCACTCTCAACATCGACTCTTTCTTGCTTCATGAAATTTTCGATGGTCATTGGAATCTCATGATCGAGAAATCTAGTAATTGTTTGACCAACGATGATCCGATAGCGTTCATGTTTCTCCATGTACTTTTTCGCAGTTTTGAGAAATGTGAACAACGTATTCATCTTTTTGTACTTATCCAACAAGTTCTTCGCACTGTATACACTGTTTTGCATTGTCAAAAGAGCATCAAGAGTAATATTCTTGTCATGTTCTTCCTTCATCTTGGCTTGAAGGCGAGTGTAATAAGAATATGAGGCAACTGGAATCTTTTCATCTTTCTTCGAATTCGCAATCTTCTTTGCTTGGAGACGAGTATTGTAACGATGCGTGGACATGATAAGAGTTGGAACGGGTTGACTTCCCTTGTTGTTCAGGATTATTTCAAATTTTTACTGAAAAAAAGGGTTATCCTTTTTCTTTTTATCGATTTTTTATAAATTAGAGTTGAGTTTTTATTCATTTAATGGATGTTCGCAATCACAGCTGTCCAAGAAGATAACCTTTTTGCTACACGATTTACATGTAGCAATCGTGTCTGTTCCATACTTCTCGTACCAACGTTGGCACTTACATGTTTCACGGGTGAGTTCGCATTTACAATTGACACAGAACACACCATCTGCGCGAGGTGTTTGAGCACACCATACTTGATGACGACGGGCGTCATATGGAGAACTCGTACCATAACCTGGATAGCACAGCCGACAAAGCAGTGAGCATTCTTCTTTCATGGATTCGTTGGAGGATGACATTGGAGCGTTTTGGGCTGATTTCCTATTCTTTTCCGGTCCATGCGTCAATTTTAAATATCGATATGTGTTTTCACGAATAAAAAGAGGGGTACCCCTTTTTTATTTTCTTATTTTTCTTATTTTTCTTTGCTTTGTTCGTTTATTTTGCTCGTGCGATTCTGGCATCATCAATCAATCGTCTGACAA